TTACGGGAACACTACATGACGGTTCTGGTGTAGGGTCAGCTGGGCAGGTGCTCACCAGCACAGGAACTGGAGTTGCATGGGCAAATGAGACCATAGAGTCAGTAAATGTAGGCACACCGGCAACATCCTCAGGGGATCCTATTACAATTAGCCCCACAACGGGACTTGTAAAAGTAACATCAAATGCTTATGCTGGAGGGTCAAATGTTGGCCATGTACCGGCAGGAGGTACAGCAGGCACATTCCTTCAGGGAGATGGAACATGGGCTGGCAACGGAGGAGGATTTGCTCAGACATATAACTTTTGTAATGATGGGGGCTCAATGACACAAAACAACTACTATACTTTTTTGGGCATTGATGATACAGACTTTAGCTCTAAATCTACATCTGTCACAAATGACCTTGGCGCCAGTTCGCCTACAGCAGGTACGTATAGCGATATAGATTACCACGCAGGATTTATATTTGTTAATGGACAGGCAGGATCATGCGCTTCATCTATTGATGTTCCTACAGTATGCTCGGTAGACTTTTCTTTGATAAGTGATACGTCTACAGAATTTGAACTTTCTTTATGGAAAGGCCAGACGAGACCTGTGGCAGCAGCAGTTCTCGTGGCTCAAGCGACAATAAGCGCAGGAACGAATACTCTTGAAGCTGCCAGTGCAACCCTTACGCCAGCAAACACGACATTGGATGCTGCTCGCGGTTTATACTTTACGTTAAGATCTACAGCCGCTGGCACACCAACTCCTAAACTTCAAGGGAAGATCAATATTAAATTTAGTCAATCATAATGAAATGGATATTCGTAAAATATCAATTGGCGCGGACTACAAGTCCGGGGCCATGCACTACCTTGTAGGACAGGATGTCCTGGGTGGATCACACAGAATACATCTTATTCAATCAGATGATGAGTCCTATAAAATATGGATTCAGAAGGATGAGGAAGTTTTTATGTGGAAGGAGTTCCGCAAGACATTACCAATATCTTTAGAGTTTAATATTAATTTTTAATGAAGTCACCAACGGATTTTATTGTAAGGCCTTACAATAACCGTAGATACGACAACATTAAAAACATTGGCGGAATGGATTTCGTCACAAGCGTATCTCAGGAGGATCATAAGGCATCAAACAGATTTGCAACTGTAGTAGAGACACCTATCAACTACGATGGGCCTATTGACATTGGTGACACGCTGCTTGTCCATCATAACGTATTTAAGTTTTTCTATGACATGAAGGGAAGGGAGAAAAGCGGACGTAGCTTTTTCAAAGATGATCTTTTCTTTATAGATAACGAGCAGTTCTTCTTGTACAAGAAAGACGGTGAATGGAAGGCACATGGTAAGTATTGCTTTATAAAGCCGGTCGATGCTAAGGAGTCTTTTATCTTCAAGGCTGGTGAGGAGCCATTAGTCGGAATAATTAAGTATATTAATAAGGAGCTGGAAAGCAAAGGGCTAAAAGAGGGTGATACTATTTCGTTTGAACCTGATAGTGAATATGCGTTTCAGGTGGACGGTGAAAAGCTATATCGCATGTTTACGTCAAACATTAAACTAAAGCTATAGGTGGAGAAGATAGAGGCTTGGTTAGAATGTGGGTGTAAGCTAAAAAGGATAAAGGGCAAGTACAGATGGGATAGATGCCCAAAGGCTATTGCCATTTATAAAGAATATGAAAAGACAAAAGATATAAAGTGGCAAGATGAATATAACAGACACTTCAGAAATTAAGAAAAGCATTATTGAGGCTGGCTATAAAGCTGTAAAGCAACTTATAAAGGTTGCTAAAGAGGACATAATTAAGTATGACAAGGATGACGAGCTGGCCGCCGACAGGCTAAAGAATGCAGCGGCTACAAAAAAGCTTGCCATCTTTGATGCGTTTGAGATCTTAACACGAATAGAAAACGAAAGTGCTATGTTAAATGGCAATACGTTAGAAAAGAAAAGTAACACACCAAAAGGATTTGCAGAATCAAGATCAAAATAGCATCTACAGAGTAGTCAAGGATTACATACCCAAGAGTGTGCTGTCAAACAAAAACAAGGCGCACACATGGCAGTATGGGTACAATAAAAAATATGATGTCGTAGTTATATCTAAGGATGGCACTGTAGGTGAGGTATATGACATCAATGGTGTCAAGGTGGCGCTACCTGCAAAGCCAAAGAACGCTTATAAGCGCAGCGATACTAAAGCTGACCAGTACTGGGAGGCGTTTGAATACCCAAGGGAGCTGAGTCGCATATCATCTATATTTCAGTGGCATGACGCTCCTGATCAATTTAAAACTCAATGGGTTGATTATGTAGAACAGGAGTTTGATCGAAGAGAGGAAGGCTTCTGGTTCTACAACAACGGTACGCCAACTTACATTACCGGCACACACTATATGTATTTACAGTGGACCAAGATAGACGTTGGGCACCCTGACTTCCGAGAGGCTAATAGAATATTCTATATATACTGGGAGGCATGCAAGGCAGATCCACGCAGCTTTGGAATGTGCTACCTTAAGATCAGGCGTTCCGGGTTTTCATTTATGAGTTCGTGTGAGGGCGTTAACCAAGCCACGATAACCAAAGATGCTCGCGTTGGTATACTGTCTAAGACGGGATCTGACGCCAAAAAGATGTTTACCGATAAAGTGGTTCCTATATCTAATAACTACCCATTCTTCTTCAAGCCTATACAGGATGGTATGGATAAACCAAAGACAGAGTTAGCTTATCGGGTTCCAGCATCTAAGATCACCAAGAAGAACATGTACGATATAGATGAGGAGAGGCTGGAAGGTCTTGACACAACTATTGACTGGAAGAACACATCTGACAACAGTTATGATGGTGAGAAGTTAAAGTTGCTTTTGCACGATGAGAGCGGTAAGTGGGAGAAGCCTGAGAACATTCTAAACAACTGGCGCGTAACTAAAACGTGTTTGCGTCTGGGTAGTAAGATCATCGGCAAGTGTATGATGGGGTCTACTTCCAATGCTCTTGACAAGGGAGGTAATAACTTCAAGAAGCTGTATATGGATTCTGATCCAAGAAACAGAAATGCAAACGGTCAAACCAAGAGTGGGTTGTATTCGTTGTTTATACCTATGGAGTGGAACTTCGAGGGGTACATCGATAGATATGGCATGCCGGTATTTTATACTCCTGATAATCCTGTTGTTGGTGTAGATGGTGAAGATATATATCAGGGAGCGATAAGCTACTGGGATAACGAGGTTGAGTCA